CCCTTGGTCTGTATGCCTTGAGCAGAACTATGAAATGCAGTTGTTGACTGAACAGGAATACAAGGCTGGATTCTATTTTAAGCATGTTTTTGAAGGTCTTTTAAGAGGCAACAGCAAAGACAGAGCAGAATTTTACAGTAAAATGTGGAATATCGGGGCAATGACAATTAATGAGATAAGAGGAAAAGAAGATTTGAATCCAGTTGAAGGCGGAGATACACATTTAGTCCCTTTGAATATGACAACTCTTGATCAGGCAGGGAAACCACAAGAAATACAAAATGTTAATGACATAAACAATTTAATCATAGAATCGGCTCCGTTAAATGGTGATTCAAGAACAACGGTTGCCCCTGGAGAAGTATTATGAGAATAAGAAACAAGAGTCTATTCAACAAGACAAAAAATCAAGCAGCTTATCGTATCGAAAACAAGGCTGGCGAAACAACAGTTTATATCTATGATGAAATAAGCTATTGGGGAGTCGATGCCCAAACTTTCGTTAAAGAGTTTAATGCCATTGATTCAGACACGATTCATCTGCGTGTTAATTCTCCCGGTGGGTCAGTTTTTGATGGAACAACTATTTTTAATGCCATCAAGCAGCACAAGTCAAAAGTCACTGCACATGTTGACGGTCTTGCTGCATCCATTGCATCTGTGATTGTTCTCGCAGCAGACGAGGTTCTGATGGCAGAAAACGCTTTTTATATGATTCATGAGCCTTGGTCTATCATGGCAGGGTCTGCTGATGAATTGAGGAAAGAAGCTGAGCTATTGGAAAAAGTCCGTGGCACGATTGCGAAAACTTACATGGACAAAACAGGGAAAGAAGAAGAAGAGATTCTTGCTTTAATGGCAGAAGAAACATGGATGACAGCAGAGGAAGCATTGGAGTTTGGTTTTATTGACTCTATTTATTCCCCTGATGAAGTTGATGATAAAGCAAAGACTCTTTTTGATTTAACAGTTTTTGATAATGTCCCTGATAAACTCAAGGGCAAAAAAGAAATAACAGCAAAAGATCTTGAGGATACATTGAGATCCGCAGGATGTACTCAGAAACAAGCAAAAGCCATTATTTCAGAAGGTTTTAAAACTGACCAACGTGACGTTGCAGTAAAACCGGATAAAAAAGTGGTAGACAAGGATCAACGTGACGTTGCTTTGCCGAAAGATCTTGTTACTGACTTGCTGGTAAGAGCCGAAACAATGGCTCCAGGCAATAATTAATTAAAAGAAGAGGTTAAAAAATGAAGACAATTACCCAATACAGGGAAGATATCGCAAACCTGATGAAAAAAGCTGGTGATATTGATGCCAAGGCAACTGCTGAAAACAGAGAGTTGGACAGTGCTGAAATCGCATTACAGACTGAAATTCTTGATGCTGTTGAAAAAACTGAAGCAAGCGTCAAGGTTCTGGAAAGAAAAGAAGCGGTTGCTGCCAGACTCAACACCCCTGCAAAACCGAAAACAGTTGTGGACACGCAGACCATTAAAATTGTTGACAGAAAAGACAAAGACAGGTTCTCCAGCTTTGGTCAGCAAATGGCTGCCGTCATGAGGGCAGGAAGTCCGGGTGGAACAGTAGATCCACGGTTGTATAATGCAGCCACAGGTCTGAACGAAACCACTCCGTCAGATGGTGGATTTCTGGTTCAGGATGACTTCTCATCCACGATTCTGAAAAATGTCTGGGATTCTGGAGTTATTCTCCCCAGAGTCAACAAGGTTACTCTTTCCGGTAACAAAAACGGCATGAAGTTTAATGGTCTTGACGAAACATCCAGAGTGGATGGCTCAAGGGCTGGTGGAATCAGAGCTTACTGGGCAGCAGAGGCAGCAGAAAAAACTGCATCAAAACCCAAGTTCAGACGAATTGAATTGAGCCTGAACAAACTGATCGGTCTTTGTTATGCCACTGACGAACTTCTTGAAGATACTTCCGCTCTTGCCCAAACGATTGAAACAGGATTTCAGGATGAGTTTGATTTCAAAATCACCGATGCAATTATAAACGGCTCCGGTGCAGGACAGCCACTTGGAATTTTAAATTCCGGTTGCATGGTTTCCATTTCTGGTGAAGCTGGTCAGGCTGCCGATACCATCGTCTATGAAAATGTCCTCAAAATGTGGGCAAGACTGATGGCAAGATCCCGGCCGAACTCAATCTGGATTATCAATCAGGACTGCGAACCTCAGTTAAATGCCATGAGTATCGCAGTCGGTACTGGTGGAGTTCCTGTTTATCTCCCTGCTGGTGGTGTTTCTGCACAACCTTACAGCACCCTGTTTGGCCGTCCAGTTGTTCCAATCGAACAATGTGCCACAGTCGGTGACACTGGTGATATCATGCTTTGCGATTTCTCCAAATACATGGCAATCGACAAAGGTGGAATGCAGTCTGATATGAGTATCCATGTTCGGTTTATTTATGACGAACAGGTATTCAGATTTGTATATCGGTTTGACGGAGAACCTCAGTTAGGGTCGGCAATCACACCGTTCAAAGGATCTAATACACTTTCTCATTTCGTGAAATTAGATGCCAGGTAAGGATCTGCACTGATTTTTAATAGATAAAATATTAACATAGAGAGGTTTAAAAATGAAATTTCCAGAAAAATACAAAGTCGTTCCGGTAGCGAGTGACATTGATTTAAACGCATCTGCTACAAACCCTTGTGACTCAATCAATATGAAGGGGTTCCACCACGCAACATTTCTGATTAACTTTCAGACCCTTGGTGGTGCTGCTGCATATGTGAATGTTCATTCCGGTGCAACCGATGGTGCATTAACATCTGCCCTCACTTTCAACTATGCTTTCATGGGTGCTGCTGCTGGTGCTGCAAATTGCGATGTTCTTGGAGTTCCTTCCACGAGTGCTGCCCTTGTTGTTGCCCATGCCACATATGACAATTATATGCTGGTTGTAGAGGTTGATGCTTCTGACATGGACATTGCTAATGGTGAAGAATGGTTGACCTTGAGCTTTCCTGATACTGCAACTGGAGCAACAGGGAATGTTTCAGTGGTCGCAATTCTTGAGCCACGCTATACTGGTTACAGGTCATTGACTGCCTTAACCTAAAAAAGTGGGGTGGCTTAGATAGCACCCCGTACATAAAGGAAGGTGAAAAATGACAATGCACATTGTTTTCCAAAAAGACAAAGACGGATATAAAAAAGATTGGTCGGGTTATGTCGAACGATCACTTGCAAGACGGTTTTGTGAAGATGGCATTGCCATTCCACACATAACACATCTTGCCAATATCCGTGCCGAAGAGAGTAAATCTGCCAACATTGTGTTGGAAAAAGAAAAAGTAGAGGTTCCCAAAAAGGTAAATTCTGCTCCGAAAAAAAACGGTAAAAAGGCAGTTAAGAAATAACATCTAAAGAAAGAGGAAGCTGACAAATGGCTAACTACGCACCATCAACAAGAGCAAGGATAGCGGATCTTATCACCGGAATGAGGGTTGATAAAGCAAGTATTGCGATTGCAGCAATATCCACAAAATCACTTTTTACTGTGGTTGGCGGCAACTGTCTTGTGGTTGGATTAATTGGTGAAGTAACCACGATTATCGAAACCAAGGCAAACAACACAAAATACATCTCCACTCCGACAACCGGTACTGCTACCGACATGTGTGCAGTTGTCGATATCACGGCACAGGAAGCCGGTGGCCTTTTAAATATTACCGGTGTTCTGGCAGATGCAGCAATTAAAGGCACTGCCGGTGCAGCAGCAATGATGGCAAACGGAATTGTTGTAGCACCCGGAACAATCGGTCTTAACACTGCTGCTGATAGTACAGGCAACATGAAATTTTCAATCTGGTATGTGCCTCTTGAAGACGGTGCATATATCGAAGCTGCTTAAATAAATCAGAGGGGTGTAAAATCCCCTCTTTAAAAATGACTTACAAATATTAGGAGTAAGTAATGACGGTACTACTCGAAACATCCATAAAAAGATTCACCGGGATATCAACAGACTCAAAACCCACCTCAGTTCCAGCAGGCTCCTATTTCTGGGAGTATGATACCAATGACGTTTATAAAACCTATGATGGAACTAATTGGCTTATTCATAATGCAAAAAGTATAACACAGGCAAGTGTTGAAACTTTGGATTTTAGTCAAGCTGTAGCTGATTATCCACTGTATACTGCAACCAGTGGTGTTGTGAGAGTTTTAAGTTTTACCCTAACCAATACAACAGATCATTCAGCGGATGCTGGTGCTTTCACTGGAATGTCAGTAATTGCAACCGATGGAGATACTACGGCTCTTGTTGCACAGGCAGCAGGGGTAAAGGCAAATTTAACAGCAGCAGCAGTTTTCACATTCTCAACTCCATTCACACTGTTAGTCGGTGAAATTATCAATTATCATGTTTATGGTGCAGCCAGTACATTAGCTGGGCCATTCGTTGTGTCTGTGACCTATCAAGTATTAACTCCTGCTGGGTATTTAGCATAAAATGTCAGATTTTTTTGAAATAGTAGTAAAGAATTTTTCTGGACTTAGCTCAGAAACCAAGCCGACTATTGCAGCAGGGAATCAAGTCCCAAATGGTTCCCGGTGGAGAGAAGTTGATACTGGGAAGATGTTTTATTTCAACCTTTCTAATGATACTTGGTATGAGGTCGGATTGAGCTTATCTGCAACTGATGTTGTTAATTATGATGCTTCAGGCAATCCTATTTCTTCACAGGAGCAAACGAATGGAGATTATCATCTTGGTGTAAGCATGGCTCAAGATGTTTATGCCGATCTTAATAATACCAACAGTACAAATCTGGCAAGTGGTGCAACATGGGCAGGAGATCCTACCTCTACGCTTGGCGTTGTAGGTTTACAATGGAGCCTTAATACAGATCAAAACTGCCTGGTATACATTGAGCAGTCAAGCGGTTCACATACTGGGTTGGGGACTGTTGCAACGAACGGGACTACGACACTCACTGGGACAAGTACAATTTTTACAAGGTCATTTGTTGTCGGAGATACAATATCGGTGGCTGGAGAAACTGACAGAATTATCGCAACTATTGTTTCAAATACAGAGCTTACAGTTACAGTTGCTTTTTCGACAACAGCAAGCGGGACAGCTTATACTCATTACCATTGGGATATAAGTTACAGCTTTGACTTCATAGCAGTTGTAGGCAATAAGGGTGAAGGCGAAACAGTACAAGCCACGCTGTCATATTGGAGAATAAGAGTTGTTAATTCAGGGTCTGCAACAACAACATATTTTAGAGTGTCTGGAGTCCTTTGTCCGGTAGCAACTCCACTTCCCAGTTCATTAAGCGATGATAGAAGGCTTAAAACAGAAACAACTATTTCAGGTCGTGAGAATACAGGCAGACACGTTTGGGTAAATCCTACGAATGAATTGGCTGTAAGTCCAGTTTATAGGATGGTCGGAACAGCGTTTGACGGATTAGTTTTAGACCCGAACTTCTGGACACCTACATTAGTAAACGGATCAGTAGCACAAGCTGGTGGAATTCTAACATTACAAACTTCAGCAGCGATTAATAGCTCTGCAAAATATGTAAGCAAAAGAAAAGCAAGATTTGTTCCAGGGTCAGCACAATTAATGGTTGCAGGAATGGCTATGACAGCAGCACCAGTGGCAGGGAATACAAGGCGTATAGGTGCATACGATACTAATAACGGATACTTCATGCAAGTATCAGGAACAACATTTAGTGTCGGGACAAGGAAAGCTGCTTCAGATACTCTTGTAAGTTCAGGAAGTTTCAACGGGAATCTTGGTTTATCTTGGTCACCGTCATTAAGCACTTTTTATAAGGTAGAGATAGAATTCACGCCTTTAGCTGTTATTTATTATATTAATGGCAAAAGGTTACATTCTATACAGTCATCCGGTTTATCAGATACGTTAACATTGCCAATAACAATTGAAAATATTAACACGACAAATGCCACAGATATTGATCTCCAATGTGTCGGTGCTTATATAGCAAGACAAGGAGAGTTGGTAACCAATCCGACATATTATTATCACGCATTAGGAACTACGGCAGGGGTAAACCTTAAATATGGTGCTGGAGTTCTTCACAGGATAACGATTAATAATGTCGTAAATAATAGCGTGATAACAATCAGTGACGGAACAGCAGGGGTAACTGACCCAATATTTGTTCATACGGCAGGAGATTCAAGGGCAACAGTGTCCCCGATTGAAATAGGAGCACCATTCAGTAATGGATTAAGGTTAACAGTAGCAACTCAAAATGCAAGCATAACGCTAATTTACGAATAGGTATATTATGAAAACAGAACTCGTAACAGCACCAACCGGAATGATTGTATCGCTTGATGAGGCAAAGAAACATCTGAACATTGACCACACAGACGATGACGGATACATTCAGGCTCTTATCATGTCGGCTATTTCCAGTGTTGAGAATATCACAAACAGACGGTTAATAACTCAGACATGGAAAGCATACTCTGACTTGTTCCCTGCTTATTTCACACTTCCGTTTGGAAAGCTTCAGTCCGTAACGAGTTTAAAGTATACCGATGTTGACGGTGACGAATCCACGATGACAGCTTCAGAGTATATTGTCGATATCATTTCTGATCCCGGCAGGCTTGTTTTGGCAGATGGAGAAACATGGCCCTCAGACAATCTGTATCCTTCCAATCCAATTAAAATTGAGTTTGTATGCGGGTATGGAGATCACACGCTTCAAACAATAACGGCAGCTTCAAATGCAACTCCGATTGCCATAACAATAGTCGGGCATGGATATGTAACTGGTGACAGGGTTCTTGTTTCAAAAGTTGTCGGGAACACAAATGCAAATGGTGCATGGAACATTACAAAATCGACTGATGATATTTTCACTCTTGATGGGTCAACCGGGAATGCAGCTTATACGAGTGGTGGTATTGCAGTAAAGCTTGAAGTTCCAGAGCCAATCAGAATAGCAATCATGCTCATG